AATCGTATCTCCCAACTCTTGTCCGACTGGGGACTTGTAACTGTTGTTGATTCCTCCGCTATTGAAGACTGTGCTCCATTGAGTCAGATTAAAGTTCTTTCGTATAAGGATAAGGGAGACTGGACTTTAGAAAGTAAGTATAATATTGGCAAAAAGAAAACGGTTTCCGCTCAATCAGCGTAACCGTCATCCTCTTGTTCTATTACAGTAATCTTACTGTTATTATTTAAATACGAATCCTTGTCGGAGTAGATCTCAGATTCTAACTCGGCAAGGATTTCTTTTAGCTTTTTGTGTAAATTTTTTAATTTTGTCTTTTCCATAACTAGTACCCGTTTTACTAGCTATACGAAAGGGGAGATGATGTTTCTCCCCTTACGTTATTACATCAGTATTCTCCTGCATATGCGTTTACATTCGTGTTGGTTTAAAGCATCGCACTCTATTAAACACTCGTAATAATCATTCAATTTTTGATTTTCATTTTCTATATCAGTTATTTTTCTTTCTATAGATCTCAGTTGATCCTCTAGTTCAATTTCTTCAATCGTGTCTTCAAAATGTCTCCACTCGTCTAGCTGTGAGCGTGAAAGTAAGTTGTGCATTTAGTCACCTCCATGCAAAATTTTACATGATAAAGGGAGGAAGTTTGGTTCATTTTGTCACCTCTCATAATTCTGTACTATCTATAAGAGTTTATGTATCGTAGTATACATTTATGTCTTTTTTACATAAGTACAAAAAAAGAGAGGGTTCTTAACCCTCTCTCATTTCATCTGACTTTCCAGTTGAATTTGCTAAGTGACTTAAGACTAACCCATTTAGCATAGTGTACACCACGGTACGTTAAGAACGCAAAGGTTCTTTCTGGATCGTGTTTATTTGGGTCATATTCTGGAAGGTCATATTCTAGTTTGACCTTCATTGTATTTCCTCAACTCTTTTGAAGTAGAAGAATTTCACCGTAAAGTAATGTCATTCCCGCAACACAACCAAGGGTAATTAACCCTGCGATTTGTAGTGCTTCCATGACGATCACTTATTGTAGGTGTGACCGCGATAGCAGAAAGTACCATGTACTTCATCAGCCTCTCCATTCTTGCACTCAAACTTGACACCGCGATAGGTAGTCATAGCAATTTGTGCGTCGTGAAGTGCTGATGCCTTTTGGATCTGCTTCTTGATGATTGTAAGTGTGTTCATGATTGACTCCTGAAGTAAGGGATTTACGCCCCGTTCCTTCAGTCGTTTGCGTCCCAATTACACTCAGGTGTTGCGTCCTTTAAGGTCTCAATCACCTCAGTTTGAATGACCTGACTCACGTTGTCATTTGCTCGGATACGACTGATTAGATCAGTTGCATCGCTGCAATGCATACTTAAGTATAGAAAAAGGTCAATCATTGGGATGAACGGCTCCGTTCCGCGACTTACTTGCGTCCCCTAGGGGATGAACGTAGGTCTAGTATAGACCCATATAGCTATATAGTCAAGTTATAAATAATTACGTGCTTTTCGTGCGGCACACTCTACATTCGGAAAATACCATATAATGGTACGGGTTTCGCACCGTACCATTTTTTATGTTTTGTTATAAATAAATTCGATGGAGGACTTGGTTCCTAGGAACCCCTTCATCGCAAAAGGTTGCCTTCGGGGACCACACAATCAAACTCGCTTTAATAAGGAGCATACAAATGACGGGACTCACACGTTACACGTCCAGTGACATGGGCAAAATTCTTGATGCTGTAGGAAAATACAGTGTCGGTCTTGATGATGTTTTCCACAGGTTACATTCATATGGCATGGATAATCCTGGTGGTTCATATCCTCCATATAATATTGTAAAGGAATCGAACGTCAAATGGCGTATCGAACTAGCACTTGCTGGATGGTCAAGAGATGACATTGAAGTCACTACAGAATCCAATGTTTTGATCATCAAGTCCAAGTCTGCGAAGGAAAATGAGGATGTCGAGTATATGCACCGTGGGGTAGCATCTCGCACCTTCGCCAGAGGTTTCAACTTATCCGACGACGTTGAGGTTGGAGAAGTTAAGTTTAAGGACGGTATGTTGGTTATTGATCTACAGAGAATTATTCCAGATCATCAGAAATTGAAAACATATGATATTTCTTGATTCTCTAACATCAATAGGTGATTATTAATACTATTTTTGTATCATTGCTATACAAAAATGATATATAGTTATGTACAGTTGGAGGACGACTTATGAATCTTACAGCCGCCACTCTCACTATTGGGACCGTAATGACTCTTTTTTTCGATAGCACCTTTGGGAGCGCATTCCCCTAATAGTCCACCCATAGACATAAACTTCACAACTCCATAAATACAATTGAATATCGTCGCCGCAAGAGGGGCAACTGGCAAAAACCAGTTGACGCCCCTCTTTTTTTGTGGTAGTATGAGTGAAACTAGGAGTCCCCATGAACCTGCATGTAATCGAGTTAATCAATAATAAAATTATCGTAGCGGATGTCGAAGAACTAGATGAAGAACCATCATGTTTTTTGAAGAATTGCAGAGAAATAATTGACACTGATGGTACAATAAGTTTCAGGAAGTGGCCTCAATACACAGATGAAACTGACACACTGATCTATTCAAATCGTATCGTAACTATTTCCACACCATCCGAAGAAGTAACATCTCAGTATAAGAAAGTAATCAATTCATGAATTTTTACACCAACGTTCAACTTGTAGGCGATCAAATTCTATATCGTGGTTATCAACATGGTAATCGTGTGATGTACAGGGACAGTATGAATCCTGTCCTGTTTGTACCATCTCCGACCGACAGCAAGTTCAAAACGCTGGATGATAAATCAGTGAAACCTGTCAGGTTCATGAACCCCAGGGAAGCAAGAGATTTCATCAAGAAGTATTCTGAGGTTGATAACTTTGACATCTATGGATACGAAAGATTTCTGTATCAATATATTGCTGATAAATTTCCACAGGAAGAGATCAAGTTTGATATGTCCGTGATGAATATCATCACGCTTGACATTGAGGTTGAGTGCGAGAATGGATTTCCAGATGTAGAAAGTGCTTCTGAATCTATTCTTTGTATCACAATCAAGGATCTCAATTCTAAAAAACTTATTGTTTGGGGTACGAGAGAATACGACAACAGTCGTGATGATGTTGAGTTTGTATATTGCCATAGTGAGAAAGATCTCCTTGACAAGTTTCTGAATCATTGGGTTCAAAACACACCAGATATCGTCACTGGATGGAATGTTTATCTGTATGACATCCCATATATTTGTCGTCGTTTGGAACGTGTGTTTACTGAGAAACACATGCGGTCACTTTCCCCCTGGAATTTGATTAACTATCGGGAGTTCTTTATTCATGGAAGAAAGAATATTGCTTATGATCTTGGTGGAGTTTCTTGTCTTGATTATCTTGATCTCTATAAGAAGTTCACTTACACAAACCAAGAATCCTATCGTCTCGATCATATCGCTTTTGTGGAACTTGGTCAACAAAAACTAGACCACAGTGAGTTTGAAAACTTCAAAGCTTTCTATACCAATAACTGGCAGAAGTTTATTGACTACAACATTCTTGACGTAGAACTTGTTGACCGTATGGAAGACAAGATGAAACTGATTGAACTTTGTCTGACGATGGCGTATGACGCAAAAGAAAACTATGAAGATGTCTATTCACAGGTAAAAACTTGGGACAATATTATCTTCAACTATCTGAAGAAAGACAATATTGTTGTTCCTCCTAAAATCAATCACCGAAAAGATTCTGCATACGCTGGTGCATATGTGAAAGAACCTAAACCTGGTAGGTATGATTGGGTGGTGTCATTTGACCTTAACAGTCTGTATCCACACTTGATCATGCAATACAACATCTCACCAGAAACTCTGGTTGAGGAGAAACATCCTACAATCACTGTGGATAAGATTTTGCAAGAACCAGTTCTCTATGATGAGAAGTTTGCGTTGTGTGCAAATGGTGCTCAGTACAGGAAAGACTTCCAGGGATTTCTTCCTAAACTGATGCAGAAGATGTATGATGATCGTGTCATTTTCAAGAAGAAAATGCTTGAAGCAAAACAACAGTATGAGAAGACTCCGACTGTAGAACTTACAAAGGAGATTGCTCGTTGCAACAATATCCAGATGGCGAAGAAGATCTCTTTGAACTCTGCTTATGGTGCTATTGGTAACGAATACTTCAGGTATTTCCGAATTGCAAATGCAGAAGCTATCACTCTATCTGGTCAGGTTTCGATCAGGTGGATTGAAATGAAGATGAATTCTTATCTAAATAAACTGTTAAAAACAGAGGGGGAAGATTATGTCATTGCTTCTGATACTGATAGTATCTATCTCAATATGGGTCCTGTGGTCGAAACTATATACGGCGGGAGAAAAGCGTCTAATGAAAAGATTGTTAATTTCCTTGACAAGATCTGCAAAATGGAACTTGAAAAGTATATTGAAAGTTCTTACCAAGCGTTGGCCGACAAAGTAAACGCTTATGATCAAAAGATGCAGATGAAACGGGAGAACATTGCTGACCGTGGAATCTGGACTGCTAAGAAGAGATACATTCTAAATGTATGGGATAGTGAGGGTGTTCGATATGAGAAACCCAAACTCAAGATCATGGGTCTTGAAACTGCAAGATCTTCTACACCTGCATTCTTCCGTGACAAACTGAAGAAAGCTTTTACTATCATCATTAATGATACAAATGATGATCTTATC